GCGACACCTGTCGCTTCTAATGTCGAGGATAAGGAAATAAAGATCATATGCGGAGCGATCATCATCGCATTAGTGCCTCGCGCAATGCCGCTTCCACCTCATCGCGTATCGCAGGGTCCATATCTTCCAGTGCCGAGCTCAAAAAAGAAGGCTTCGGAACGTCTATCCGGCGACGCTCTGACCGCACATTGATCGCCTTCCTAGGTCTCGGGCGTCCGAACGCTTTTGTGATACTGCGCAGCTTCGCTCTGACGCCAACCGAGCCATATCCGTGAGCATGGGGATATTCGCTGTCACTGGAAACCGTTGCTGCAATCAGGTCGTCGCTCTGATTGAGTTGGAGACTTGTACTGGATCCGAGCGACCCCGCGTGGGCAGCGAAGGTTTGGCCAGTCAGCTCACACTCCTGGATTTTGCGTTGGAGTTCGATCCCGAGGGTGGTCATCGCACGGGCGAGCCCCGAAGCGGCCAGATCCGGAGTGGAGCGCAGCCAAGCCAGCACTGCGTCCTCGCCAACGAGACGGGCAACAATCATAGGACGCCGGATATTATCGTGGCGTCGGTGGCGCTTACCGCCGGTGTTTGTTGGATCGGGGCGATGGGTGCAACCAGACGATATTGTTGCAGCAGCGTTTTGATCGCATCACTCATATCTTTTTGCCCATACGCGGCGGTTTCTGCGCCGCCCAGAGATCTAGAGACCTCGCCGATGCGTGTACGCTCCCGGTAGCGCAGCGCGACGAGCTCGATGCATGCCTGCGCGACTTCGGGCGGAGTAGTCGAATACCCGGCCGTATACGCAATGACAATGTTCTGGGCCCCGCGATTGAATCTGTAGCCGCGAACCGAAAGCTGTGTAGAGCTGAACCGGTATCCCGCTGCGTTGAACGAGGCCGCGGGGACAGCCTGACCATCGATGGTCAACGACAGCACAGCAGTGGCCGGATAACACGCGAATTGCAGCCTGTGGCCTCCAGTTCCGTCGCGCACTTCGAGGAAATCGGCCGACGCGATTCCGCGGTTCAGCCAGGTCTGGATATATTGACTTGCCGCCGTAACGAGCCGGGTAAGCAGCGCGTCGTCGGTTGCCGGAAAGGCAGCCTGCCCAGTTTGCAGCCACGCCTTAACGTCGGCGAGCGTCGTAAGATCCCCGAAGGCCACCGAATCAGCCCTTTTTAGAACGATTGTTCTGCGACGATTTCGCTCGACCCAACGCCAACATCGTCTCCTCGAAAACGGGGACGAAGCCGTGCGCCGACAGCTCGGAACCGGCTTCGGCCGGCACGCGCACGTCCCCCTTCGAATCGCTGAGAAATTGGCGACCGGCATAGGAACACCCCGCAGCATCGTCGTGGTGCAGCGTGAGCACGCCGGCGGAAATCGCATTGTCGCTGTTCTTCGCCAACACGAACCCCCCGACTGTCGTCAGGGGGCCGATCGCCTCCAGAGGCACTTGGATGAGGCCGTCGTTATCGACCAAATATCGCGATGCCCCGTGATTGGCCTCGTCTTGGCTAAAAACTGCGCGCAACGGTATCAGGTCCGCGCCGAGCGTGACCCCCGGGTTGGACCCGGGGGCTGGCACGACAGACGCTTTCGAAGAAAGGGTCGAGATTTCGAGCATTAACGTCACCCGTTTGCGATGTTGCTGATGACGCCCATCGCAAAGGGAGCATAGACGGCCAGTACTTCCTCGGCATAAACACCGACCTGGCGCTGGCGCGTGACGATCGGCCAATCGATCTGGTAGTAGTCTTGCCGCGTCTTGATCTCGGCGACGTTCGGGACCTCGTTCGATTGGTACTGAATGGGCAGGTTTTCCGCCCAACCGATGACCGTTCCTGGCGGCACCTTCGGGTGAATTCGGATCGGAATGCGAAGGCCCCCATTCAGCGCGAAGGGATTGTAATAAAACTGAACGACTCCAGACGCGGTCAGTTGATACTCACCGTCGCTGCCGTCAGCGGGACTATCGTAGCGCAGCAGCGGACCCGAGGCGTTCGACAGTACCTTTGCCGTTATGTTCTTCAACTCTTGCGAATTGACATAGAGAACCGTCGGCGACACCTGAAAATTGTCCCACATTTTCTGGAACATCATGTCGATCTCGACGATCGAGCCACGGCCCGATGCGGTCAGAGGCGTTCCAGTCCCTGCCGTTCCGGTCGGCATGACATTGACGTAGGCATTCGACCCCGGTTTCAGCGCCGTCGTCAAAAGTCCGTCATAGGCGTAACTCGGGTTGGCGGAATTGTCGGCCGTGATGGCGCTCTGCGGCTGTGTACCGGTGCTGAGCGGCGCAGATAGGGCCAGACCGTTGATTGTCGTAATGGCCTGCAACACCTCGCTGCCGCTCGTGGTCGACACATACCAAGCATAAGCGACGGCGCCCTGGACCGGGTTGACTGAGCAGAACAGCGTCTGACCGAGTGTCACTGCTTGGCTTGCCTCGGCACTAATGTTTGAGGAGCCCCCAGATAACGTGAAGGTCTTGCCGTCGGCTCCGGTCACGGTCTTGGACGTCGCAACACCGCCCAACAAGCTGGAGTTCTGGTAACCTTCGAGGGTCAGCGCCACAACTTTGACGAAATACGTAGCGGCCGGCAGCGTCGCGCCGGCGCCTGATGCCGATAAGGTCGGAGTAGAAGGCGTACCCAGTATCAATGAGGCGTTGCCGGCGAGGATCGCCATCTCCTCCTTCAGCATCATCTTCTGCAGAAGACGGAAAGCCATCATGGCCTGGATATCTTCGAAGGTCCGGCCCGCGGAAATTGCTTCGAAAGTTGCCGCGTCTTCCTCCCCGATCGTGACAAAGGCGGAGGTTTTGTTCGAGGTAGAATATGACATCTGGCCCGAGCGTTGGCCTTCCGGCACCCACCCCATCGAATCGAAACCGGAGCCGATGATCGCGTTGACTTGCCGCCAATTTGTTGCGGAGCCGACGCCACCGCCGACGCGCGGAACGATGTTCCTGAGTGGAGTGACAAATGGATAGAGGTTCTTCGCTGGCGCCTGAAGGTCAAAAGCCAATAAGCCGGTCGCAGTCGAAATCGATTTGGCCAATCGAAAGTCCGGCTGTGCCAGGGCCCCTTTCATGAGCTCCAGCGATTCTTGAGTGACTGAGTTCATCAAACTCCTCCCAGAAAAGGGGGGGTAATAAAAAGCCCGGCAAGGCACCGGGCTCGGCGACGGCCGTTGGGCCGATGGTGCTGTGTGCATGACTCTCAACGCCTCGAGCGAGTTGCTCCCCGGCGTCGGTCGATTGCAGATCTCAAGATTTATCGGCAGCTGCGCCGGCAATTCGAATCGGAGTCGCGTAGCTGGCCTTTATCAGCGTGAGCGTTTGTTCCTCCTTGCTCATCTTGGCGAGCGCGGCGGCGATCGTTTCCGGCGACAGCTCCGGATCGCCACTGCCAAATGTTCCTTCGCGGTCCTGCTGCTTCGATATCGACACGGTGCCCTTGGCCATGGTCAAGGGCGGTAGCGGTGTCCGTGCAATCTCGTCGACTCGTTTTGTCAGCCGCTCGATCATTGGAACGACCTCCCGCAGAACCTTCGCCAGCGCCGCCTTTTCCACGAGTTCATCGGGGAGCGGGGTCGCCAGATCTGCGGCGAGGGTGTCTGACTTGGACGTGAGCTGGGCAAGTGAGCGCGGATCGTCGACGCCAGTGTCGTCGCATCTGGCTCCGGCCGCAATCAGATGACGATGCGACGCTTTGAACAGCTCCATCGTCTCCTTTGAATGGCGCGCTCCAAGCTTCGCAGCTTTTTCGCAAACACGCCCGTCTGTCAACGCCTGGAGGCATCCATGAGCCAGATCCATCAGGCTCTGATGGGCAAGCTCCCGTTTGCACAGCGCCCTGGTGATGACGCCGAGCACTTTCACGATATCGACCTCGGGGCCATCACCCACAGGAGATTCTAGCCAGGCTGGCGAAGGGTCGCCATCTTCCCTGCTTCCGACGGTCGCGAGCGGGGCAAGCATGGCACCAGCCTTCCGCAGACAATCGCGTGCCCGCTCCATGTTCGCCTGCTCATTGACCGATAGCCCTCCAAATGTCAGACATTGGCTGCACGCAAAATGGGCCGTATCCAGCAGCGCCTGGTCGCCCCGCGAGTGCTTTGACTTCGCAATGGTGCCGTCGGCGAGTTGCGTTATATTGGGGCGGTCTTTCGGGCGAAGAGAAGCGGCGCGCTCAACGTCGGATACAGCGGCCATACCGAGCATCTCAGGCATTGCGGATCCAAGTGGCGAGCCGCCGCTTTCCTCATCGTCAGGGGTTTCACCTATTCCATCGCTTACCAAATGGCTGAGGAAATCACAAAGTTCAGTGATGATCGCCTGAAGTCGCGCCGGCTGCGAGGAATGATCATTGTCGACGACCGCTTCCAGTTCCAGGGCATCCCTCACCCAGTCGAGATCAGCAATCACACGGGCGATCTGACCGACATCACGTAGAGCTTTCGTTATGGGAATCGAGGATGCCTTGTCTTTTTCATTATTAGCCATTTTCGCCCTTGCGGGAGCGGTCGACCGCCGGTCTGGTGCTAGAGCGGCGCTGCCCTCAAGGCATTTTAGCGCATCCACTTTGGCCATATGACGGTGATCGCGAACAGCACATGCCCAAATCTGGATTGGAACGTTGAACGGTTGCGGTTCCGACCGGGCCTGCTCCGTGTCGGCGGATCCGCCTTGCGCGACAACCGGCTCTGCGACGGCAAGGGGAGCATCCGGCAGCATTGCCGCTTTCCAGCAGTCGAAAATAGCTTCCGGATTAGCCGGTCGGTCGACTAAAGAAATTTCGTTCAACACGAGACCGGTGATAGTTTTCGGGTTGCCGGCGTCTCGCTGCGTGACGCGCCCGCCAATGGAGAAGCCTCGATAGACCTGATTTCTTACCTTGGCCACCGCAACCGGGTCGACAACATGGGCGACTATGCGAGTAGTGCCGTCCTCGCAGACTTGGGCTTCAAGCGTCGACCCGGCGGCGGAAAGCTGATGCATTTCTCTGAGAGCGGGGAAGCTCATATAGTCCGGGATCGCTGCGCGAATGGCGTCTGCCCGCACAATCTCTCCCTGTTGGTCCACAGCCTCGGATGTCGCGATCCCGTATACACGCACGGTGCCGTCGTCCTGAGGCTCAATCTTCTGGATTGCGCCGTAAAGCCGCATAATTCGAACCCCAGTCAGTGTCGGAATTAGTTACAACCGGTCGAGAGAGGCCGTGCCCGTGACTGAGGTCACGAGCCAGGCAGCTTGCATTGCACCGTCGCATTGAGCTTCAGCACGCGCCCATCGCTGAGATTAGCAGTGGCCTCGAGAATGTACGTACCGCCAGATGCCGAGGCCGGCATACCCCCGATCCAGCCGACGGAAAACGACCCCGTACGCGTCTGCAGCGAGCCGTCCATCGGTGATCGCACCTGTAGAGCAGTCTGTGGGGAAGCTGACAAAACCCGTGACTGCGGCGTTGGATCGATTGCTGTCTCGTAAGGGCCCAATGCGCAAGTCCAACTCGTCGACACAATCGTTGCCGCACCCATGTCCGGCGTGAAATCGAAGGCGAAATAAT